CTGCGGATGACAAGCCGCCCACCCTGTTCGGCTACTTCACGCCCTTCAACGAGTGGGCGCGGATCGACTCGGTGTGGGAAGGCACCTTCATGGAGCGCACGGCGCCCGGTTCATTCCTAAAGACGATCGCCGAGAACCTCGCCGACATCAAGGCGCTGTTCCAGCACGGCCAGGACCCGCAGATTGGCGACAAGCCGCTCGGTCCCGTCTCCGTTCTGCGTGAAGAGGAGTTCGGCCCGTATTACGAGGTCCCGCTTCTCAAAGCGCCCTATGTCCGCGATGACTTGCTGCCTGGCTTAGAGGCTGGTCTGTACGGCGCCTCCTACCGCTTCAAGGTCATCCGCGAGGAGCCGGATAAGTGGTGGGAAATCACTCCTTCGAAGGCCACTGCCCATAATCCAGACCGATTGCCGGAGCGGACGATCAAGGAAGTCCGCCTCTTTGAGTTCGGCCCGGTCACCTTCCCCGCCTATGCCTCGGCCACCGCCGGGATTCGCTCACTCACCGATGAATACATCGTCGATCGACTTCGCTCCAAGCCTGACCGGCTACGCGACCTGATCGAGTCCTTCCAGGTACCAGCACCTTCTGACGACGCCGGGCAGCCGCCCACCTCGCCGGAACGCCGCGGGGCCGCGCCCATACCGCCACTGGCGGTTCCCCGTTTCCGTTCCCGCAAGGAGTTTCTCGAATGGCTACTCAGCCAGACTTCCACGAGCTAGACGAGCTGCGCTCGGTCGAAGAGCTCGCCAACCTGCAGGGCAGTCTCCAGTCTGATCTGGACGCCCTCAACACCGAGTACGAAGGCTTGCCCTTCCCGCCCGAGGCCGGCAGCGTGTTCGCCGATAAGACCGAAACCCATGCTGAGGTCGGCCGGCGCATTGCCGAGCTGACTGCCCGCAAGGCGGTCCTCGCCAAGATGGCCGGGGACGAGAACAAGGTCGAAGCTCCGACCATCGCTATCAAGCCCAGTTCCCGTGAGTTGGACATCTACGACTCGCGGGCATGGGTGAATGCCCCCACCGCCGAGAAGCGCGACCAGATCCTGCGTGATCACGCCATGCGGGCGGTTGAGGTTGCGAATATCCCCGATGTCCGTCAGAAGGCGGACGAGGCCAAGCACCGCATCTCGACGTTCCTGGACTACAGCGACTCCAAGGACAAGGAGTTGGCCCGACGCATCCTGGCAACGGGAGCCCCGGACTACCGCAAGGCGTTCCAGATGTACGTCGAAACCAGCGGTGAGTCGCGTGCTGCCGCACTGGCAGTCGGCGTGGACACGACCGGTGGTTTCTCGGTTCCGTTCGCCTTCGACCCGACCATCATCGGGATCGGGGCATGGACGAACATCAACCCGTATCGGGCAGCCTGCCGCACGGTGACCATCTCGGGCACCGACACCTGGCAGGCACTCACCGCAACCGCTGTTGTCGCCGCATGGGCGACTGAGGCGGCAGCGGCCACTGAGCAAGGCCCGACCTTCGCCAAGCCGGAGTTCATCGCCAAGCGGGCGCATGCCTTCGTGACTGCCTCCTATGAGATGGTTCAGGACCGCCCCGACTTGGCTGCCGAACTCGGCACCTTGTTTGCCGAGGCCAAGGACAATCTCGAAGAGAGTTCGTTCACGACTGGCGTCGGCACCACCGTCAACCCGCAAGGCATGTTCCTGGACGGAGCGTTCACGGCCATCGAGACTGTGACCAACAACGTCTACGCCATCGCCGATGTCTACGCCCTGGAGTCTGGACTTCCGATCCGGCACCGCGCCAATGGGGCGTGGTTCTTCAACCGTTCGGTGATCCACACCACCCAGGGCTTCGAGACTGTCCGAGGCGAGCTGTTCGGCGGGACCAACTACGGTTCGGTCGGCACCGTGCAGACGAATCCCGGTGGCAATACCGGCCTGCGTCTGCTCGGCTACCCGGTGTGGGAGGTGCCCACGGCATCCGCCCTCATCACGACCTCCGGCGCGATCATCGGCGTGTTCTGCGATCCGCGGAACTACGTCATCCTCGATCGCATCGGCATGAGCGTGAAGGTCATCCCCGACATGCTCAATGGCGCAACGCCGTCCTTCCCGACCGGGGAGGTTGGCGTCTACGCCTTCTGGCGTGGCACCGCCCGCGTGCTGAACGCGGACGCTGGCCGTCAGATCAAGGTCAACGCACCGTAATCCAGAAGGGGGCGGGGCCCTCCCTCGCCCCGCCCCCTCCCTTCAGGAGATAACGCGATGGCCAAATCCAATGTCCTCGTCGCCCTCAGCGCCTTTGTAGGCGAATACAAGGGCGGACGGGTTACGTTCTCGCAAGGCGATCTGATCGAAGCAGATCATCCGATCGTTGCCGCGAATCCCCACCTGTTCGGCCCACCCACCTTCCGCTACCCGATGTCCGCCAAGGCTGAGTCGAGAGTCGAACAGGCTACCGCCGCTCCCGGCGAGAAGCGAGGCCACTGATGGGTTACGGCTACACCCCGACCTCCGCCACTACGGCCGCGGTCGCCAACCGGATCGTGACCACGACCAACATGATCGTGGGTGCCTACACCATCGCCAACGCCAGCCCGGTGTGGGCCGGTGGCGCACTCATCACCGTGACGCATACCGCGGTGACCGGGACTGACACGCTCGGCACGATTGTCATCGTGGGCAAGGACCTGGCCGGGCAGACCATCACCGAGACGATCACGCCCCTGGACGGCACGGTCGCCACCGGGACCAAGGTGTTCCGCTCGGTGACTTCGGCTACTGGCGTGGGCTGGGTCATCAACGTCGGTAACGACACCCTCGTCATCGGCGTCGCGGCTGGGAACTACGTCGCCAGCGGCAACGGCACACTGCACTCCCTGGTCATCAATACCGCCGCCGCGGCGACCATCGTGCTGTCCGACCAGAAGGGCACCATCGCCACTATTCCAGCTTCCCAGGCGGCGGGGACCGAGTACCTCTATAGGCTCGATTTCGCGGGTTTCCTGAAGGTGGCCACCACCAGCACCAACGACATCACGGTGATCCACACCTCCACCCGTCCCAGTGTCTACGCGCTGGCATGACCATCCTCATTCAGCCCACCCACCACTGGACCTGCCCCAACTGCACTACCGAGTCGATCACCCATGAGGCGCAGCCCCACACCCGCTTCCACGCCTGCCCCGGCCTGAAGGGACTGACCGCCCCGATGGTGCCCGCCGGCACCAAGGCCAAGGTCACCGCCGTCGAGCGGGAGGACTACATCGGCACCGACCGGGTTCAGCTTCACGAAGGCCGCCCTGTCATGGCGGTCGTCACCACACGCGACGACGGCGAGGACCGGGCGGTGTTCGCCCCAACCGCAACAGGAGGCATCACATGACGAAGGCTGGTGGGTCGGGTGCCGCGTTCGACGCTGGGGTTTCCACGGCGAAGGCTGCCCCTGACTCGAAAGCAGTAGCGGATGCGGCGGTCGCCGCGTGCAGAGCCAAGGTAGAACGGCAACGCGCCCATCTCGCGGGCGCTGAGAAGGCGCTGGCGCAGGCCATCGCGGAACGAAAGGAACTCGGCTGATATGGCCTGGAGCGCAAGCAAGATCTTCAGCGCGACGATCACGGATCTGATGAACAACACGACCGCGATCGACCTGAACACCGACGCCTCGATCAAAGTGGCGCTGTACGACAACGACATCACGCCCGACCAGACGGTGGCCAGCGCGAGCACCGCCTACAACGTCGGGCAGTGGGTCACCACCGGCAATGAGGTTTCCGATGGCGCGGAGTGGGCGGTCGGTGGCGTGGCGCTGGGCACCGTGACCTCCACGTTCACCACCAACGTCTACACCTTCGACGCGGCCAACACCGCATCGGGCAGCTCGGCGACGCTGCTGGCCGTGTTCGGGTGCCTGGTCTACGACGACACGATCGCCACGCCGGTCGCCGACCAGGGGCTCTGCTACAACTACTTCGGCGGAACTAACAGCGTCACCGACGGTACCTTCACGGTGATCTGGAATGCGAGCGGCATCTTCGCCCTGACGCTCTGATGCTCCAGACCATCACGCTCTCCTGCCCCCTTGATGGGCTCAGCCTGGGTCTGAAGACCACGGCGGAGAAGAGCGGTGACATCAGCCGGGACGCGATACCCGGCGGTCATCTGCACCTGACCACGGGCACGCTCACCTGTTCCAACGGTCACCAGTGGACGATCGGGAACGTCGAAATGGAGCGCCTGGCATGAGCCTCGCCATTCCGTCCGCTCGTGGTCAGGTCCGGCAGCGCACCTACTCGGGCCGTCCCAGTGGGACCTGGGGAGACACCCTCACCGCCTCGGCCACGCCCCATGCCCTGCCAGCCTCCCCGACCCAGATCATCGCGGCCACGACCTATGAGACCGAGTGGATCAGGATCTGGATTGCCGAGACCAATGCCACGGCCACCAACACCGACTCACTCCTGAACATCTATATCGGCGGAGCTGGGTCTGAGGTTCTGTTCATCGACTCGCTGCTCGCGGGCTGGGCCGGGCCGGTCGGCGGTAGCCGATCCCCGCGCTCGTACTGGTTCCCGCTCCGCATTCCCCGAGGCACCCGGATCAGCGGCTCGCTGCGTGCCCTGATCGCCTCCGACACCGCGGAAGTGGGCATAGAACTCGGAGTCTCGAACGGCGAGCATTGGGTGGGCTCCGGGGTCGAAACACTCGGCGAGGACACCGCGGCCTCCGAGGGAACCGACATCACCGCTGGCGGCGCGGCTGAGGGCACCTTCACCGCCATAGGAACCACCGGACGCCGCTACCGCTACATCATCCCCAACGCGATGGGCAACACCGACACGACCCTCCTGGATGGAGCCACCGCCTGGGATATCGGGGTCGGGAGCGCGGTCTACCAGAATATGCAGGACTTCGTGACCATGGACAGTTCGGTCGAGCTCAACTTCAACACGTTGGACCACGGATTCTGGTGTGACATCCCGAGTGGTACGGCCCTCCAGCTGCGCGGGCAGCACGCCGCCACCGCTGAGCTCACGACCGTCGCGTTGTATGGGTGCTATTAGATGGCGATAGCGGAGTCCTTCCAGAACTCGGCGACCATGACCACGACCGAGTTCTTCTTGGCCGCCAACAGCACGACTCAGGGCGCCGGTCAGTCCACCGACATGATGGTTCAACTGTTCCTGGATGTCAGCGCCCTGGCCAACGCCGACGAGTACCGCGTCCGGGCCTGGGACGCCATCAGCAGCGCGGGCACGGTGCGGATCATCATGGAGTGGACTATCAGCCACGCGCAGTCGGAGCCGATCTGGGCCAGCCCCGCGCTGATCCTGCTCCACAAGTGGGACTTCTCGGTGACCAAGCTGGCCGGGACGGATCGCTCCATCGCATGGAGTATCAGGACCGCGACCTGATCGGAGGCTAGATGTCCTGGTACTTCCAGCCTCTCAAGCCGAGCGCCGTCGCCGGGACTGAGGCCAATGCTGGCGTCGCGGCGGGAACCGGAACCACCTTCGTTGCCTCGGTCGCCATCGCGGTCAGCGCGGCGCTGGCCGCTGGCACGGGTACCGCGTTCAACGCCAGCGTCAACGTCCAGCCCAACGCTGGCAATGCCGCAGGGACTGGTACTGCCTCCGCAGTCAGCGCCTCGCTTGGCCCCACCGCCGGGGTGGCGGCAGGCAGCGGAACGGCGTACATCGTTTCCGCTGGTATCAGTCCTACTGCTGGAGTCGCCGCCGGAACGGGCGCGGCGTATGACGCAACCGTCTCAGCGGCACCCAGCACCAACGCCAACGCTGAGGTCGCCGCTGGCACTGGAACGGCACATATCCCATCGGCGGGCGTCAGCCCGACCGCTGGCAACGCTACCGGGGCGGGTACGGCCTACCCGGCGGCTCCCTCCGTCGGGGCCACCGCCTCGGCAGCCGCCGGAACCGGCACGGCCTACGACGCCACGGTCAGCACGGCCGTCTTCGTTGACGCCAACGCTGGCGTCGCGGCGGGGACCGGGACCGCCTACAATCCGTCAGCGTCGATTGAGACGCCCGCTGGGGTTGCCACCGGGTCAGGCACGGCACATGCCCCATCTCCGTCAGTCTCCCCGTCTGATGGGCTGGCCTCTGGAACGGGTACCGCGTACACGCCAGCGGCCAGCATCGCGGGCAGCGCCGGAGCAGCGACCGGGACCGGCACGGCATCCGCTCCAGCGCCATCGGTCGCAGTCAACGCCGGGGTCGCATCGGGCACCGGTGCGGCCTTCGATCCGGTCATCCAGCTCGGCGGCATCAATGTCAACGCCGAGTTGGCGAGCGGCGTCGGGACGGCGTACAACCCGACGATCTCGGCAATCAGTAGCAGCGGGATACCGCCGGAGATCCGGTCGGTCACCCAGCACCTGTCGAGTGGCGTGGGAAGGCTTCCCGTTCCGGCTGGTGGCGCCACTACCGAAACACCACGCGGTACCGGAGGCTAACGCTAACGCTTACGCCAGCGAACCTCGTTGCCATTGGCCACGGGTTTTCCCTTTGGGTAGTGCTCACGACCATGAGTAGCCTGATCCGCCATCAGCATTAGGTTCTCGGGGCGGTTGTCGTCGCGGACATGGTTCATGTGGTGGACGATTTCTTCGCGTTCCAAGACCCGCCCGATCATCTGTTCCATGACAAGCCGATGCTCCATCACTCGCCCGCGCTTGTCGGCATGTGGGTGCTCTGGCCTCCGAAGCATCACGTAGCCGGAGAAGTAGACCCGCTCCACTTGGCGACCAGGACGTGGGTGCTTCCGACCATCGAACGCTGGCAAGCCGAACAACCGGAGTTTCCGGCTCATTAGTCCCTGGCTGACTCCGACCGTGCGTGCGATCTGCGCCGCAGACAATCCGCTCTCGACTAGTGGGGTCAACAGCTCTTGCGTGATTCGACTCTTGTTCATATCTACATTGTAGCGGGTATCAACGTATGTCTGTAGTGGTTCGGGTGTACGTGGAAAACCCGGATGAGATCCTGAACGCCGGGCACTCCGGCGCAGGTGCCATCGTCCAGCTCCAGTCGTCAGCCACCGAGGCCGGCGTCTTCGCCGATGTGGCCACGGCGGCCATCGTCACCCTGATCCGGGCCTATACGATCTATGACGCGGCCGGGACGGCAACGACGTGGTACCGGACCCGCTACGAAACCTCGGCCGGGGTGGCAACGTCGGACTGGTCGGCCGCCTTCCAGGTCGGCGCTGGTGGCTACTGCTCACTCGATGATGTCAAGCAGCGGCTTGAGAGGACTACGAACGAGACCGACGAGCTGTTCGCCGAATACATCGACGAAGCCACCGACTACATCCGCGGCTATATCGGCCGCGATCTCATTGACACCGGACTCATCTACACCTTCGACGGGTACGACGCCGTTCGTGGCGGTCGTTGCCTGCTCATTCCCAGGGGTGTTCGCTCCCTTAGTCTCGTAGAGACAGCCGCGACCACTGGTGCCTCGTTCTCAACAGTCGCAGCGACCGACTGGTTCCTCCGCCCCAACGCGCAGGAAAGAACCCCTGGATGGCCCGCCACGGAACTCTGGCTGAACGATCAGTCAGGTCAACGATTCTATCGCGGGTTCGCCAACGTCCGGCTCACCGGCACGTTCGGCTTCTCCCCGATTCCTCGTCGGATCGAGGAGGTTGCTCTGAACCTCGTGGTTCGCATGTATGCCAGCCGGCAGGCGGGTGGTAACGACCTGATCGGTTCGGGTGGTGAAGGCGGGATGCCGATTGTTTCCGCTTTTTTGTCGAAGCGTGACCGCGAGACCTTGGATGGTTTTCGGTCTATCAGCGTGGGATAGGCGTATGGCGATCCGTACCACCGTCGAACTCAAGGGCCTGTTCTTCAAGAATCCGGTCGCCCAGCTCCACCGCAACGTCTACGACGTGCTGCGCGAAGCCTCGGAGATCGGCGCTGAAGGCGTGCGCTCGCAGCTTCAGCCGGGACACGGTTACCTGACCGGGGCCATGTATAACTCCGTCGCCCCGCGCCTGGTGCCGTCCACCCGCAGCGGCATGAGGTTCGGTGGACGCGCCCGCGTGGTAGCCGGAGCCGCCGGCCATGAACCGGTGCGCCGCTATGCCGGCAAGATCGAACAGAAGTACCGCGTCATGCGGAACGCGGCCGGGATGGTCCGCTCATGGGCGGATAGCAACCGCGGCCGGATCTCGGGCATCCTGGCCCGGAGGCTGTCGTGAGTTGGGCCGGCGCGCTGACGGCGCTGGAGACGGCTCTGACCGCGGCGGCTGCCACGGTGAACGCGCTTGACACCAACCAGCCGCCGTTCGCGGTCCATGCCGGCGAGGCGCCGTTCAGCCTCGACCGCCAGCTCCGCTTCTGGTACGAGGGCGACCAGGAAGCCGGCAACACTCTGACCCGCGAGAACATCGAGGAGAAGATCACGATCCGCTGGTCCTGGCCAGTCCTCAACCGGGATGACCGTTGGATCAGCGCGCTTGAGGTTCAGCTTCAGGCCGCCAACCGAGCCACCCACGCCGCGCTGCTCGGTGACACCCACCTCGGCGAGAACACCATCGCCCTCCGCATCGACGACACCCGCGCCGGCTGGATTCAGAAGAGCGAGGCGTGGAACCGAACTCTCGACATTCCCATTCGGCTCGACATGGCCGAAGTGTCAACGATCGCCAACTAGGAGAAGCACATGGCCAAAGAAGCCGGAATGGGTGACAACTTCTACATCGGCGGCTACAACCTGAGCACCGATGTCTCGGCGCTGGACACCATCGCCTGCCGCCGGGCGGCGCTCGACGTGACCAGCATCGACAAGTCGGCGGTGGAACGGATCTCCGGTCTGCTCGACGGCGAGATGAGCTTCGCCACCTGGTTCGATGCCGCTACTGACCTAGAGCACGCTGCCCTATCGACGCTGCCCACCACCGACCGCACTTGCCTCTACTTCCACGGCTCTACGGTGGGCAACCAGTCCGCCGGCCTCAACGGCAAGCAGATCAACTACGACTGGAGCCGCGGTCAGGATGGCTCGCTGGCGGGCACCGTCCAGGTGCTCGGCAACGGCTCGCCGGTGGATTGGGGAATCATGCTGACCGCCGGACCTGAGCTGTTCGCCAGCTCGGGGGCCGGCACCCACTTCGACCAGACCACGGCCTCGACCACGTTCGGCGCGGTGGCCTATCTCCAGGTCTTCTCGCTGTCGGGCACCAGCGTCACCGTCGCCATCCAGGACTCGGTGGACACCACGCCCGGCAACTTCTCGAACATCACCGGCCTGGCGTTCACGGCAGTCACGCCAGGCCGCGGTGAGCAGCGGTTGGCGACCGCTGTCGGTGCCACCATCCGGCGTTGGGTCCGGGTCAACCTGACCGGCACCTTCACCAACGCCACCATCGCCGTGTCGTTCACCCGCTTCCCCGTCGCGCAGTCGTAAGGAGTTCTCATGGCCAAGTCCAGCGGTATCACCACCACCTTCAGCGTCGACGACGGCGCCGGCTCGCTTCAGAACATCAGCACCGGCGTCCTCTCGTTCGACCTCAGCACGCCCCGCGGCAACGCGGACATCACCGGCCTCGACAAGAGCGCCATCGAGCGCCTCCTGCTCCTGGCCGATGGCACGGTCACCATCAACATGCAGTTCGACCCGACCGCCACGACTGGCACGCACACCGTCTTTCGGACGACGAGCTCGACCAGCCAGACGCGGACGGTGACCATCGTCGTCAACTCCACGCCATCGGCGACGCTGACGATGGAGATGATCTGCACCGACTACAGCCTCTCTCGTGGCGCGGACGGCAACCTGACCTCCACCGCGACTTTGATGCTTCAGTCGGGAACCGCACCCAGCTGGTCGTAATCCGCATAACGCGAAGGGAGCTCCATGCTTGGGCTACACAGTTCCGATCCGAACCCGCGAGTTCGAGTTCAAGGACGGTGACCTGAAAGGGCTGGTCGTCGCCTTCCGGGCCAACCCCGCGCTGGACGACTACTTCGACTTGGTGGAGCTGGCGGAAGCCGCTGCCAAATCGAAGGGGCTGGAACCCGTCCGCCATCTGCTCCGTGAAGTTGCCCGCATCGGCCTCGTAGGCTGGAACCTGGAGAACGGTGCGGGCCCGCTTCCGGCTACCCCGGAGAACTTCACCGCCCACCTGCCGCCGCTGGACGGCGTGCGGCTCGTGAACCGCTACCTCTCGGAGGTCGGCGGCGTGGCAGACCCAAAAGCATCCGCCGCTGGCGCCACGTCGGGAAGGCGCCGGAAGTCGAAGCCCCGCCCGAGTTGACGAAGGCCCTCGTGATTGAACGCATCGCCACCCGCTACCACCTGCCACCCCATGAGGTGGCCGGGTATGACGCGGACTTCTACCTGCGCCACCTCGCCATCCTGCGCGAGGCTGGCATGACTGAGGAGAACTGATGGCAGACAGCCAGGCCCGAATCAGCATTTATGCCGACGACAAGGCGAGCGCCACCGTCAAGAGCGTCCAGGGCCATCTTCAGGGCCTTGCCGCTGAGGCGAAGCGGAGCATCCTGACGGGCGTCGGGCTGGCTGGTGGCGTAGCGGCGTTCAACGTTCTATCTAATGCGGCTCGCGCTGCGGTGGATTATCTCGGTGATGCGGTCCAATCCGCTTCGCACTTCAACGAGACAGTCTCCAAGACCGGAGAGATTCTCGGACATGAGGCTCTACCTGAGTTAGAGGCGTGGGCATCCGAAGCGGCCGCGGCCTTCGGGCTGTCTGAGCAGAGTGCGCTTGACGCGGCTTCCACCTTCGCCATCTTCGGCAAGTCAGCCGGGTTGGCTGGGGATGGCCTGACCGGATTTAGTACCGATCTGACGGAGCTCGCCGCTGACTTCGCCAGCTTCTTTGACACGAGTCCTGAAGAGGCCATTACTGCCATTGGTGCGGCGCTCCGGGGTGAGTCGGAACCGATCCGCCGCTATGGAGTTCTGCTGAATGAGGCCACCCTCCGGCAGCGGGCATTGACGCTCGGCATCATCACAACTACCACGCAGGCACTCACACCTCAACAGCGTGTCCTCGCCGCCCAGGCTGAGATCTTCGCGCAGAGCGCGGATGCACAGGGTGACTTTGCGAGGACGAGTGGGGGACTAGCGGCCCAGCAGAAGATCCTGACTGCCGAGTTGGAGAATCTCCAGAAGGAGATCGGCACGGAACTTCTGCCGGTCATGCTCGAATTGACTAGGACGGCCGCCGATCTCGCACCTACGCTGGTTCAGCTCATTGACCCGCTGATCGAGATAGGCGGTGCAATAGGTCACGTCATCAACCCGATTGGTGGCGTTGTCGATGCCTTCGAGGAAGCGTCTGAAGCAGTAGAAGAGACCGACCATCTCGCCGAAGGGACGGCACGCAACTGGATGGCAATGGGGGAGGCCCTGAGGAGCGGCGCGGGCCAAGTTACCGCTGGCGCCCGAGCGATGGCCCACGGCATTCAGGAGGCAGCGCGGAACGCTCGGCAGGACGCCGTTCGGGAGATGCGGGCGCTGCCGGGTGACATCGCTAAGGCACTCCGCGATGGCAGCCACGATGTGGATGCCGCGATGGAACAACTCACCGAAGACATGGCCAACGAACTGGACGATGCCGTCCGGCTCGCCTACCTCAAGGGTCTCCTCGTCAGCGATGAACTCGCCGCTGGCCTCAATGACTCGCGGGATGTAGTTCAAGCCCAAGCGCAGGAAACGCAACGCCTCATTCTGGCGGAGATCGGACAGATCGAGTCGGGAGCCGGGCAGATTGCGATCGATGCTGGAGTCAGCCTGGTCACAGGGTTGCGGATGGCACAGGCCCCGGCCCTCGCCGCCGCTCACGATCTCGCCCGTGGCATTCACGGCAACCTCGCTGGTATCGATGCCTATCCCGCTGGACTGTCGATCGGGAGTTCTTGGATCTACGGCATCACCCAGGGCATCCGAATGGGCACGCAGGCCATGCTTGACCAGATCGCGTGGATCAAGCGGGTGACAGGCGGCTCACTGCCGACCGCCGGCCCGCTCCAGCATCCCGAGACGGGCGGCCGCAGCATCGCCAAGGCGTGGATCGGCGGCATGGTGGAGGAGCTGCGCGGCGGCCTGCCGCTGCCTGGGCTGAACGGAAACGGTGCCAGCGGTGGAGGCTTCGCGGGCGGCGCTGCTCCGGCGCTGGCCGGCGGGTTCAGCCTGCCGCCGATTTACATCAGCCTCGATGGCCGAGAACTGTCCGAATCAAATGCCCACTGGGGCTATTTCTCGCAGCCGGGCGGCCCGGCTCCGCTGCCGAGGTAACAGATGGCCGCATCCTTTCCCGCCAGCTACGACGCACTCACCAACCCGACCGCGGGCTCCCTGCTGACCTCGCCGAGCCACGCCGACCAGCACATCAACGCCAACGATATCGTGGAGGCCATTGAGCAGCGGGTTGGCCTATCAGGCTCTGGGTTCCCCGGTACGCCATCCTCGGGGCAGTTCTTCCACCACACGACCCGGCGCCTGGACTACTTCTACAACGGGACGCGCTGGCTGACCACGCACCTGTATGACACGCCGATCGTGGTTTCGCCCGAGGTTACCTATCCGCTGTCTGCTACCGGGATTGCGTTCCGTGCGGCGGTGCCCCACGCGGGCGTGTACGACCTCTGGTTGGAGGACTTTCAGGCCACCTTCTATGTCAGCGCCGGCACGGCGCTGGGTGCTTCGCACAAGTGGGTGTGTGTGTTGAGCAAGGAGCCTGCTGCAACCACAGTCGCCACTATCAACATTGATTCTGGCGCGAGCGACGTCTTCCGGAACTCGGGGCAAATCGCGATCGATGCGCTGGTGGGCACCACCCAATTCGAGTTCCAGATCGAATCCACGAAGACCGGCACGCCAGGAACTCTGCGCCTGATGCCCACCCTGACCTACCGGATGGTTGGGTAAGTCGTGGTCGCCACCTACAACGATGCCGGCGACACCTACGAGGACACCGACTTCCTGTGGGATGGCCTCGACCCGGCGCTGGCCATGAGCGTGCTGATCGGTACGTCGGCTGCCAGCACCGAACTCTCAGGCGATATCAAATGGAACACCTTTGTCGCCACCGACAACGGGACCAGCGGCCGCAGCCTCATCAGCTTCCGCATCGAGGCGGCGCTGTCCACGCTGACCACGGTGATTGACCAGGCCATGGTCAAGGTCGTCAATCACACGCTCCATACCGAAACCCACCGCGCCTTCATTCGATCGCGGAAGCCCATCGGGTCTCCGATGTATGACGCGGTGGAGATCATCGCGGACGACATCGGCGGCCTGCTGGACGACACGTTCATCGCGCTGGAGATCCGGCCCGCCGAAACGATGGTGGCGCGGATCACCGCGCTATGGCTCTTCTACCGTCCGAACTTCCTCGACAACGACCTGAGCAACGTGGCGTCGATCGGCGGAACCCTGCCCGCGCAGACCTTCGTCGGCGTCACGCTGCGGCAGGCGATCGAGGCCACAATCAGCCAGGCATCAGCGTCGGCGGATTATTTCGTGGACGCGCTGGGCCGGCTCCGCGTCTTCACCGCCTCGGGCCTGACCGCGCCGTTCAACATCGACAACGACGCGCCGACCGGCGGGGAGGTTGCCGCTGACAAGCTCGACATTGAGTACGACACCAATGTCTTCA